GGTCAGGCCAACGGGTCCCGAGAGGTCGTCCTACAGAGTTGTACCGTCAATGCCAGGCGATGACCCTGAACCCTACCCCTAGCATGGCTTTGCTCTGTATCGTGGCTCTAGTGGCTGCTACGTTCGCAGATAGTTTTGAACCAGGTTCAGATTTGTAACACTGAAGCAATTTTCAAAATTGGGCTGCTAGGGGCTTGACAAATTATCTGAGGTGTGTTATCTTTACGTTACAAGGAAAACGAATCGTCAAATAAACACTCACAAGGTACAGCCCGCGGAAGCCGAATCCGCAGCGTTAGGTTTGCTAAGAAACCTAATGGGGCCAGCAATGGCGACCAGGTAGCAAGGGGGAAAAATTCGACCCTATGAGATGAAACAACGACAGAACCAAACAAGGGAGGTTTTAAGATGGTCAAACAGTTTACGTGTTCGCGTTGTGGCCTAAAAGCTGTCTCCAAAAACTTGTTTGGGGACTTTCCAGGAGACATTGAGGAATCACACCCTTGGATTTCAAAGCTACAGGCTCGCGTTTGTGTCGCCTCTTGGAAAGGGCCGATGCGACTATCAGCAATGGATTCCAGTGTGTACAAGCAACTAGTAATCTAAAACAGGAGTAACACTGTGACAACGATTCCCGAGGAACTGAAGGGGAAAGATAAGGCCGCCGTTGTAGCGTTTGTGTCAGCCGAGGCGTCTAAGCAATTATTGGAACTTTCCAAGATTGCTCAAAGTGATCCGGTCAAGTATGCAGAAAAGTTGACATCCGTACTAGCTGGGCAAAGCGAACGGGTGGACTTGCTTTTATCGGCAATCAAAAAAGCTGATGTTGACTCAAAGGCTGCTACTGAAAAAGCGGAAAAAGACGCGGCTGAGGCGACAAAAATTTGGGGTGGTCAGCTCGACGCGCTAGCCGTTGCCTCATTGCAGCCGTTGTCCGAAGGGTTTTCAAAGCTACCTTCGACAATCCACGGTTACGTTACCTTCCGACAGGTTAGTGGCAAAGTTGTCATCAAGGGCTTCACGAGCAAAGGTTACAGCGATATTACCCCTACAAAGGGTAAGGCCAACGGCAAGCGCGGACGCAAGAGTAAATGGTCATGCGTGGCGGTCAAGTTGCCTGACGTTGCTGAGGCAAAGAAATTCCCTGGACTGGATGAAGCACGAGTCGTGTTCACCAAGCCAATCGACCGGGAGCGAAAGTACGGGGAGAAAACCTTTACAGCTCAATGCGAGAATTATGGCTACACCGTGGAATTTACGGTACGAGGTGCTGATAAGGCAAAAGCAACGACTAAAGCCGCGTCCTAGTATGGAGTCGTAAGTAATCGCGCCTTATGGTTCGCCCAGGGGCGCTTTTGCTTGCCTTACCATGACTTGCAAAATGTGCGAACGGTTGAACGTGGCAATTAAGCTTGTGACGAGTTGCGATCGGCCTTACCAGAAACAGCTGATTGCGGTACTCAGTCGACGAATTGCAGTTCACCTAACGGGGTTACATCACCGTGCAGCGGCGTACACTAACGCAATGGATTGATGTCATTACTGGTGCTCGACGTAGCAAATTACGGCTAATTGATGGCTTGCTGACCGAAGCGGGTTTGAATGAGATTCCCGACCTTTTACACGGTTTTTTACTAGGACTAGCTATTGCGGACTCGGACTTGACCACGCGGGTGGAATTAGCAGTGGCACTCGCTGGGCTAAGTAGTAAGCTCATAGAACAGCACGATGACTTGACCCGCGCGGAACGTCGACTGCTACAAGACATGTTGATCCAACTACGAAGGGAGTGGCAAAGTACGACTACGACAATCAAGCGTGGACAGCCGGACTCACATAAGAAATAAAAAAGGAAGGAAAAAGTAAAATGCTTTCAGGTAGAGAACGAATCAATTACCATGTGAGATTTGTCAAGCACTATCCTAATAAGCATTGGCGAACATGGTTGCGTGGATTCATGGCTGGGAGCGGAGTTTTACACCAAGCAGAAGCAGAGCGAATTGATAGCTTGCTACGTGGTGTAGCAGAGCGGATGGGAATTGCAAACTGATGTCACGCACTTTACCATTAGATGCAGGACGATCCAACCAGGGATTGCGTCATGGGGTCATTAACTCTAAAGTAGTCAAGCTATCGTGGCATGTTTCTAACACGGTGCTACAACGAAAGGATATTAATGACACCAGCGAAAGGAAACATCAAAATGATCCGCGACGTTACGATGACTTTGGTACTACCCGCGTGGGAGGGTGCGACGGATGAGCAAATTGAGATCGACGCTGTCAATTGGCTTCGCCACCGTCTTAATGGCGCGTTTGATGTTAGTGACTTGAACACTTTACTACCAGAAGAGCGCACGGGGTACACGGAAGACGTGATTGGCATGAGTCCATCATGTTCGCACGACCGTGCACGATGGGAAGGAAAATAACGTATGACTTCGCATGTTCACCTATGGCAGCCGAAGCAGCAGCTGCTAAATAGTGTACTGGCCCAGTGTCAAATGTGCTTTGCTACACGCACGTTCGATAAGCCCACCGGCGTGGTGTTTACTTACCAACGTCGAACGTCTGCGCTTATCACTAATAGTTAGTGGTATTTATTACCACTATTTATTAGCATAATAAGTACCCCCTATTTTACCCTGAATTTCTGGGGTCTATCAGATGTACCCCTCACGAGCCAGATTACTTTAAATAACAACATTACTTTAAAAGGTAAATAACATGGATGAAGAACTTAAGACGCTATTGGAAATAGCAAATGAAAGAATTAAAGAGTTAAGGAAGGAAGCGGAAGTTTACGCGATAGAAATTACTAGGAACATTAAAAAGGCTAATAGTCGTAGGTTGTTATTAAATAGAATCTTTGCTGTAGATGCTGAAAAGGGTAAAGTTATTGTTGAAGAGATTAGTATTATAATAAAAATATTAAAGACTGTACTTGCTGAAAGTGTTATAGAAGTAATTAGTAAATCTGGAGTAGAACAACTATTAGGTGAGTCAATTACACAAGTAGTTGTAGAGATATTTCCAAAAGAACTTAATCTCCCTCCACATGCAATTATCACTTTTAGTAAAACTGGTTACCTGTAGTAGAGTACTACCTTTATATAGAACTAGATATTTAGTAGTAGACTATAACAATCACAATCACACCCCCTCATTCAAAAGATGAAACAATTTTCAGTTTCATAATTCTACACTGTTAGCTTCTTATGTCAATAAGAAACTTAATTTGTATTTGTCAAAAGTCATAGTGAATATAGATTCAGGAATCTTATTTCATGACTGTAATAGGGGGTTGACAAGACCTAATCCTTGTAGTATAATAACAATAACAACTACAGGAGATAGATAAAGTGGTAAACACACCCGAAGGTAGAGAAGTTATTAGTAGATCAGAGCATTACTCAGACGCAATTAGCGGTAAATATATGGAAATACCTGATTTTATTAGAGCCGAAACTTTTAAATTTAGAAAAGCTGGTGCTGATCCTACTAAGAATTATTGCTGGTGTATGAAAGGTGGAGGTTATTTTAGTGGCTGTACAGGGACTTTCGATAAAAATGATATATTAGTCCGTGCATACTTCCAGGTAAAAGGAGGCTCCAGAATAGAAACCTGGAAATTTAACTGCTTTGTAATTGCATTCAACTTAAGTGTTGACGAATGGAGAGCACAGCTTATAATTACGCTAGAAAATGAAAAAGGTAATATTGAGCTAATAGACTCCAAGGTATATGATACACCTGCCTATGCTCCTTTAGGAATTGAGATAACAGATAATATAAGACGAAAAGCTATTGCAAAATTTAACACGTATAAAGGTCGCTTTCTTGTAGATGTTGATAGTCATAATATTGTTCAATATAATCGGTATAACGAATTACTTAAAATTTACTGGAAGCTATATAATACTAGTGATGCTCCGTACGATTGGGTACTCTTTCTTGAGGAGTACAAATGGATTAATAGTGATGAAAATAAGAAGGCTTTAGGAATAACCACGCATGATTAACAATAAGGCTAAGTTATACTTTGTTAAACTTTGCTGTAGTTACGGGTTGGATTTATACCGAAATATTACAAGAGAGTTAGAACAGTCTCGTATTGTAGAGACAGAAGTTTCTGCACAGCACTTAGATCATGTACTAGAATGTGAACATTGTATGAAAGCTATGATTTATCTAGGTATACAATACACAATTGAAAATTCAGTAAAAGCTTAGTAAGGAAAACTAATTATGCATAGAGTAATTCCGCAAGTATTTTTAATAGGCGAAACTAAAACTAATGAAGAAGGTCTACATCAATATCTAGAACATATTGGTGCTTCTAACTGGACTACAGATGCGTCCTCAGACGTAGAAGAAATTATCGAGGTAGGTGCTAGAGGTTGTTACATGGCGTTTGAGGCTGATACAGGAGGTATTGTAAATCGTAACTTAGTTATGCTTCGTTTAGGTAATCAGAAGTACTTAGAGAATATAATTAACGTTGGTCATGGATCTGTACTTGAACACGGATTCGTAAACTTTATGTTTGTTGATGTATCAAGAGTATTCACTCATGAGCTAATTAGACATAGAGCTGGTGTAGCTATTTCACAAGAAAGTCTTAGGTTCGTTAAGCTAGGTGATATGGGTATGTGGATACCTAGTTGTTTTGAGGATAATCCTGAAGCTATTGAGGTATTTAAAAAAGTCTGGCAAACATCAGAAATAGCATATACTAAATTATTATTAATTGCTGCTTTAGATATTGAGAAGAAGGCTGATTATAATGATTTATCATTTAAACAAAAAAGGCGTTATACTTCAGCCGCTCGTCGAATAGTTCCGATAGGTATGGCAACTAATATTGCCTGGTCTTGTAATATTAGAACCTTACGTCATGTAATTGAGATGCGAACGGCACCTGAATCTGAAGAGGAAATAAGATTTATTTTTGCTAAAGTTGGCTGGTTAGCAAAGAAAGAATGGCCTAACTTATTCCGTGATTATACTATCGAGAGAGTAGACGGAATACACTGGTTTCATACAGAACACGCGAAGGTTTAGGTACTTGACAATGTTAGTAACAGTCTCTATAATAGAAGGATGGAAGATACACTTGATCTAAAAGAAGACGTTTTAGTTGTGAATCAGGATGATACCAATATGGATTCATCCGATAAGGAGCCTGGGGATTCTCAGGCTCTTATTTTTAATGAACAAAACATTATCCCCAGTGATTTACCAGCAAGTCAAATTCTAGCTATCGCTAGAGCTACCAGGGCACAGGATCATCGTCTAATTCCTTTACTATATCTACGTGGTTATAGTATATTGGATATTGCGCGTGAGGTTAGTGCCTCTAATTCAGATGTATTAGCTGTTATTAAAAAGCATCGTAAAGAAGTTGCTGAATGGCACAAGGACGAATTAGAAGCTCTTCGTAGTGAGCGTATTGAAGGTCTTCGACAAGTCCAGCAACGTGCTTGGTTTGAGTATGACAACGCAAAGTCTGGAACCAAAGCACAGCTACTTACTTTAATCTCTAAAAACGAGATGGACATTGCACGTATGCAAGGTGTTGTAGAATACAAGGTTAAGCATGGTGGTGAGGTTGACCTTCATCATAAGATTTATGATTTTGATAATAGCGGATTTCCCGAAGCTGAAATTATTGAAGTAGAGCCTAAAGCACTAGGAGAATAATTCTCTATGAAAAAAGAACTCCAGATAGAGCAGCTAATGATAGCCGCAGATAAACGAGTAGCTAAGCTCGGGGAGAGAGCTATTTCCAAAGATATTATCTTATCTTGCTTTTTATATATTGCCTTATTAATACAAAATAATAATGGTCATAATAACTCAGCTATAAATAATAGTAAACTATCTGATAAGGTAAGAACTAACACTGTTAAACATGGTCCCTGGGCAATAGTACTTGCATTTATTGTAGAACGAATACTTGCATAATGTCAACTAAGTTTGATACTAGCGAGATGCCAGGGCAGCGTCTCTTTATGGCTAGTAGCAATCGCGAAATTCTATACTCCGGTGCCTTTGGTGCCGGCAAGTGCGTTCACTATTCTACAGAAGTATTACTATCTAATGGCTCAAAGAAGCAGGTTGCTAATATTGAACCTGGGGAGTTTGTTTGCTCGATAGCCAGTCCTGACCTCCCTGTAGTGATTCCGGCTAGAGTAAACGCTCGAGTTTTTGTTGGTAAGAAATCCGCATATAAGTTTACAATAGCAGGCGGAAAATCTATTATAGTAAGCAAGAATCATCCGTTTCTATCTCTTAGTCTCGTAAATAGGCCAAAGGAGCCTGGAGATATTACTTGGAAGCAAGCAAAAGATTTAAGCATTTCTAATTATATAGCTATTCCAAATGTATCCTGCATCCCAGATACTACAACTGAAGAGCCATATGACTATGAGCTAATGGGATACTTAATTGGCGACGGCTCTCTCCGGCAACATTCTATAGAGTTTACCAATTTTGAACCTTCTGTAATAGATAGAATTAAAGAATTAATTCCAGAAGATATTAAGCTAACTTCATCTCGACGTAATCACTATCGTCTAGTTGCAATTTCTAAGTTTACAGATAAGCGTGGTATACCTACTAGAACTAGTATACAGACGCTGGTTGATAGCTGGGGTCTAACAGGTAAGACCTCGGGGGAAAAGTTTCTTCCTAGTTTTGTTTTCCTATCAGGTGAAGAATGTCTACGTGGGTTGCTCTCAGGTTTATTTATTACTGATGGTTGGGTAGACACCAGGGGCATTGGTTTTACTTCAGTATCAAAACAACTGGTACAAGATATATCTCACGTATTAGATTTGTTAGGTATTCACCATATTTATCGAGAGAGAACTGGTAAGTATAATAATCAGGTGTATTTATCTTATAGCATAACTATATCAAGACTAGACCAGCTAAAGAAGTTTCAGTCTAAAGTCAATATGGGCTTCAAATCTAACAAGTTGGCTGAGTTGATTATGCTAAAAGAGCTAAAAAGCAAACCACTTCGTGGTGTTAATAGCTCATATACTATTGGCCATATTACGTTTTACCCGATTAAGTCTATTGAATATTTAGGCTTCCAAAGCATGTATGACCTGGAAATTGAGACTACAGCAAATTTTATTGGTAATGGGTTCGTTGTACATAACTCTCGCGTGGGTTGTGAAAAGGGCTTACATCTATCACTAGCTTATCCAGGTAATGTTGGTTTAGTTATTAGAAAGACCTTTCACTCTCTACGACAAACAACAATGGAAACCTGGTCTAGATATGTATGTCCAGTAGAGCTAATGGATGGTACGATAAACCAGATTACAAATATACTTAAACTAATTAATGGCAGCAAGATTGTATTTTCTGGTTTAGATGATCCTTTAAAACTGGGCTCCTTCGAGGCTGGTTGGATCTTTGTTGACGAAGCGATCGAGATAACTGAAGAAGATTATATAATGCTTCTGGGCAGACTTAGATTAAGTATACTTATTGATAATACTGGTAAACATCGCTCCTTGCCTGTGCGACAGATATTTAGTGCAACTAATCCTGCATCTCCATCTCATTGGTTATATCAACGAGCCTACAAGCAAGGTGAGATGAAAATATTTGAAGGTAATACTCTAGCAAATGTACACACTCCAAAAGATTATAAAGATTCTTTAGCTAGGTTTAAGGGTATCTATAAAGAGCGATATGTCCTTGGTAAATGGGTTGGTGCTAGTGGTGTTGTTTATGACTGTTATGATCCTAAAGAGCATCTAATAGATAAATTTGAGATTCCTTCAGACTGGAAAAGATACCGTGGGATAGATTTTGGCTACACAAATCCCTTGAGCTGTATATGGATAGCAGAGCATCCACAACTTGACGACGATGCTAAATGCGAGTGTCCTGCTCCAGTACATGCTGGTTATTATATCTATCGAGAAATCTTTATGTCAAAACGTACCATTGAGGAACATGCTGGCGATATAAAGTTTCATAATAATCAAGAAAATATTACTTATACATTTGCAGACTGGGCCGCTGGTGATAGAGCCACTTTAGAGCTACATGGTGTACCAACTATTAAAGCCGTGAAGGATGTATCTGCTGGTATTCAAACCGTCTTTCTACTCTTTGCTAATAAGCTACTTCATATTATGAAGGATTGTCTAGTCGAGCGAGATTATACTCTAGAGAATGATAGAGGCATTAGACAGCCTCAGTCAATTGAAGATGAGATACTTGTATATCGATATCGTGATGCGCCTGTAGGTAGACAGTCTACTATAACTAATGCAAAAGAAGAGCCATTAGATAAAGATGGTCACTCATTAGATGCAATAAGATATATACTACACACACTTAGTCTACAAGGTTCTTTTTCTACTAATGTTGTATCTAAGCAACAAATACCTACATTTGATGAGTTTAAGCCTATCTCCTGGCATGTAGAAGGTATTATGACACCTTCAGATGCAATTGGTCGCAGTAAGTGGAGCGGATTATGACAACGAATGGGTCAGCACCTCCACCCGATTACAATAGAGTTATATCAATTAAAAAGAGTGATTTAACGCGAAAAGCGCCTGTTCTATCTACAGGACTGGCAATGTGGTATGGTATTACCTTTGAAGAGTATCTTACTCAATTAAAACCTTGGCAAAGATTAGCAAAAATCTATCGAGAGATGACTGATGATGCTGTAATTGGCTCCATGCTAGAGGCTATCTATACGCCTTTACTATCTACACCATTTAATGTTATTCCAGTTGATGATAGTGATGAACAAAAGAAAGCAAAAGAATTTATTGAGGAGAATCTTTTTAATATTCCTAACCAGGAGTGGCTTGAACATACTGAAGATGCGATGGAGTTTCTGTCTTATGGATTTGCTATTACCGAGAAGGTATATGAAAAGCGGGCTGATGGTTTATTTCATCTACGTGCATTAATTCCTATCGGTCAGGAAACTCTCCTTAGATGGGGCGAGCGTGACGAATATGGTGACGTCACTGGCTTTATACAGCTAGTACCAACTACAGGTCGCCAAAATGCTGCGCCGATGAATAAACTTCTCCATTTTACTTGGAGAACACGTAAGAAAAGCCCTATGGGTAGAAGCCTTCTCAGGTCACTTTACAGGCCTTGGTACTTTAAGCGTAATTTAGAAGCACTAGAAGCTATTGGTATTGAACGTGGTGTTGGTAATGTACCAATGGCAACTCTACAGGCAGAGTTCTACGGTGGCGGTGATGAGTCTGACCGCTTAACCGCGTTAAAAGACGCACTTGACAACTTTAGAATTGATGAAACTGCATATATAATTCTACCACGAGGAGTAACTGTTGAGCCTTATGGTGGTGGAGGTAAAGCCTATGATATTAGAGCAGTTATTCGTGACTGGGGACACGTGATTAAACAGCGATTTTTTGCTGATTTTCTCTCTATGGGCAGCGAAAAGGTCGGTACTCAATCATTAGCTAAAGAGTTAAACACATTCTTTAAACTAGCTCTAGTTAGCGTTCAACGCAGAATGTTAGAAGTCTGGAACAGACAATTAATTCCTCAAATGTTCGAGATCAATAATATACCAATGGCTAAGTATCCAAAGCTTGCCTGGAATGATCCAAGTAGTATTAATATACAAGCATTAGCTCAAGCATATAGTATGTTAGTCAAAGCTAATCTACTCCAAATTACACCAGAACTAATTAAGCACTTACACGAGCAACTTAGATTACCAGTTAATGAAAGTAAACTAGGAGAGCTAGTTGCTGGACTTGACAAGGCACGCGAAAGAGGCGATAATAAGATAGGAGACAACCAAAATGCCGCAACCAAGCTTAAAGCCTGAAGATAAAACCACGAAATTAGAACCAGAAGTTCAAATAGCAGGTGATAAATCTCAGTATATTCTAGTCGAGCCTTTAGACTGTATAGATCAATATGTAGATGGTAATAACCAAACGTTCTATATAGCTAGACTAAAAAAGATAAAATAGCTTATGCCCTTTGCTAACTATAAAGACTTTGATGATTGTGTAGCAAAAAATAATAGTAAAGGTAATCCTGAAGGCTACTGTGCAGCTATACAAGAGAAAGCAGAGTCCGCTTTGAGTGATATCTTAATGAGCACAGTATTAAAGGGTGCTGAAATACTTAAGGTAGGGTCTTATCAAGACTCTAGTGGTAAGGATATTACATTTGATAGTGAATTTCTTGCACAATTAGTAGAAAACTCCAAACTTGATATTCCAATTACGCTAAAACTTGGACATACTAGTGACGAATTTACTAATGCTGTAGCTAAGGCTTTAGGAGTTCCTCTAGCTGTTCTATCAGGTGATGCTCAAGGTAAAGGTGCTGCAAAGCTCGGCAGTGTTAATAATCTTTCTTCAAATGGCATACTAAAAGCAGACATTACTTTTGCAAACGATGCGGTCGCAAATCTCGTTAAAGATGGCTTTTTTGATAATCTAAGTTTAGAGTTACTAGATAACTACGAATTCGATGGTAAAGATGTTGGTCCAGTAGTTACGGCACTTAGTTTACTTGGAGCACAGATTCCTGCTATTAGTGATCTACCAAAACTTCAGCAGGAATTTGCTTTAAGTAGAGGAGCGAAATTTGATAAATTAGTTTTACTTGATTTCAAACCTGGAAGTACTGAATTTGTAGATGTAAATATTTCTATACACGAGATGCTCGATGTAAGTGCTTCAGCAATGGCAAATGGCGAAACTAATGGTGATATGCACGAATTACTTGAGCAGGTTGGAAGTGATGGTTTTAACATAAGTGTTTCTAAAGCGTCTACGTATTCTAACAACCCTGAAATACTAGTAGGTTACTTACTAGGTGAGGAGCGCAAAATGTCTACTGAGACTAAACTTCAAGAAACCGAAGAAGAAAAAAAGAAGCGAGAAGAAGAAGAAGAAGAAAAGAAGATGGCAGCGCATAACGACGAAGAAGAAAAGAAGAAAAAGGATCTTGCAACTATTGGACAAGCTCTTAACCTTACTTCAGAAGACTCGACGAGTGAGAATATCCTTGCTAGTATTGCTAAACTTAGTGAGCAGAAAACTCAGTCTTTAACTAAACTTGAGTCCGTAGATAAGCGTCTTGTTTATTTAGAGCGTCAAGAAAGAGTCCATGAATTTATGAAGAAGACTTCAGCATGGACGGCTATTTCTGGTACTGCCGAGGAATTAGCTCTAAAACTCGTAACTATTGAAGATGCTGGTGGTAAAGACGCTGCAAAGCTCATGTTTGAGGCTTATGCAGGTCAACATAAGACTGCGGCTGAGTTAAAATTGACGCAGAAATTATTGAACTCAGATGATACGATTAATATTCTTAGTGATAAGAAATATGAGTTTGATAATAAAGTTGAAGCATTCGCTAAAGAAAAGAGTATTAGTGTAACGATGGCTCTTGCACAGTACTCTATGGATCACTCAGAGGAGTTTATGGCGTATAAAAAAGAAAAAGAAGCTGATATGGAGAGCCTTTAACTAGCTATTCTAAGTAAAGGAGACCTAAACTGATGCAGACTATTCCTGGTTTGTTTTCCGGTGCGGATATTAGCGGTAAGTATCAAAAGTTTGTAAAAATTGGTACTGCTGATTTTCAGGTTGTTGCTATTGTAGCTGATACAGACAAGATAATTGGCGTATTAATTAACAAACCAAATGCAGCTAATCTTGGTGCAACGGTTGTTGGCCCTGGTAACGTTACCAAAATGAGCTATGGCGGAACAATTACCCGTGGAGATAGTCTTGGCCCCGATGCTGATGGAGATGCACTCGCAATTGTAGAAGGCACAGATACGACTAAGTACGTTGGTGCAATCGCACTTGCAAGTGGAGTTAGTGGAGACGTTCACCAAGTTCTCCTGGTAACACCGCACAGGGCAGCGTAAGCTATGAGAATTAAATGTATAAATGCTGGTGATAGAGTTATCTTTCGTATGTCTACACCAGAGCAGGCACAAAAGCGTCCAGAATTTGCTGATTTAGATACAGAGACATATGTAATTACTTCATATGCTAAAGAGGTATCTGAAGAAGCTGGTAATTATGTATTGAAATTCTTCCCAAATAGAGTAAAAGAAATTAAAAGTAAGGAGTTAACACGCTATGCCTCAGCCAGCGACTAGAGATGTTCATCCTATTGATCAAATTCTTACGAATCTTAGTATCGCGTTTCGTAATGAAAGGTTTCTTTGGGAGAAAATTTGTCCGCCTATGCGTGTAGACCGGAAATCAGGTACGTTTTTCAAGTATGATAAAGATTTCTGGCTTAGACGCTCTCCTGGTGGAAAACGTGGTGATGACGGTCGTTATACGCGAATTGGTTATGGCGTGTCAACTGATACATATGAGACAGTTGAACGTGGATTTGAGAAACTTCTTGATGATCCTACGCAAGCCGCTTCGCAAACTCCAGAGAGTTTACAATTACTTGACTTGCAATATCTTACCAGCCAGATTCAGTATGAGCTAGAGAAAGATATTTCAGCCGAGGTATTTGTAACTGGTAAGTGGGGTACTAGCAACACTCTTACTGGTGGCAACCAGTGGAGTGACTTTGCAAATAGCGATCCGATTAAGGATGCAGATACAGCAAAACGGGTAATCCTACGTAATACTGGTACGCGACCTAACTTTATGTTTATCGGACTAACTGGGTGGGAAAAGTTGAAAGAACATCCGTTGGTTCTTGATAAATATAAGTATACCCAAGTCGGTATTATGACCGAGCAACTTGTTGCTGCTGTTCTTGGTATACCAGAACTTGTTGTTGGTGATAGTGTAGAGAACACAGCAGTTGAGGGTCAAGCCTTTGTTGGTGCTGACATCTGGGTAGATAATGCATTGTTTGTTGTAAAAAATCAGCCTGGACTTGGCGTTGCGAATGGCGCATTTACGATGATGTGGCCCGAAGCAGGCGCAATTCCTTGGGCGGTTCAAGCATATCGTTCAGAAGAGCAACGGGGTAATGTTCAGCGCGTGTTTACGCACTATACACCAAAGATTGTTGCGAACGATTTTGGCTACTTGTACCTCGATACTGTAGCTTAGTGAAGAGTAACGAGTGAAACTCGCCAAGAGTAACTAAGGAGAAAGTAAATGCCTAGAGTGGTTATTCGTCAGCGTGAAAGTATCCAGGTAGATAATCTATTTGTCAATCCTAACATCTTCGGTAAGACTTGGTATGTTGATGGAACGAATGGTAATGATACTAACACAGGTCTAGATCCTAATGCTGCATTTAAAACATTGGATAAAGCTAGGTCTAGCTCGGCAGCGGGTGATACAATAGTAATTGCTCCAGGAACGTATACACAAACTGCTGCTGAGGAGCCACTTACACCCAAGAAAAATCAGCATTGGGTTGCGGCGGTTCCTGGTCACGGTGGACGCCCAACAGTAATTGTTACTGGCACAGCAGAAGCTGTGGTGGTGGACATAGACGTTGATGGCGTAATAATGGAGGGTCTTCATTTCCAGGCTGATGCCGACGCCGTATCAGAATTAGTTAGAGTTGCAGAAGGCGCCGCTGTTACCGGCGGTGGATTCCTCGGTTGTCTATTTGATGGTAATGGCAAAGCTACAGTAAACGGAATCAGTACGGACCATGCAACGCAGGCATGGACAGGTGGCTTTGTTAAAAACTGTCGCTTCCGGCTTTGCAATGTTGGTATTGACGTGGGTGTATCAGG